TTTGATTTAGATTTTGTTTCTGTAACCATAGTAGGTTTATAATCGCTCTTAGAAGCAATATTCATTTTCTTTTCAATCATTGCTCGTTCTTCTTGAAGTTTATCTACTTCAGTTTCAAAAGCAGTTAATTTTTCAACGTCAGATTCGTTGCTTGCAAGACCTCTAATTTCAGTTAATCTTGCTTCAATTTCTTGTTTTCTTTTCATTAAATTCATTGTTAATATCCTCCTAAAATTTTGATTTAATGTTTATTTTTTGTTTGATAATTTTTGCTTTTTCATCACGATCAGCTTCCTCCAAAGCCCTTAGTTCAGTCTCCACTAAATCCAAGGAACGTGAATAAATAGAAGTTCCTTCATATGCTGGCAAATCCACTACCGAAACATCATAAAGACGGTCAATACTCTCGATACGTCTAACAGGAATATCGCCACTTCTATCCCAGCTTTGTTTTTTAACTGTGAAAGCAAAGCTCATCTTATCCAAAAGTCCTGAACGAACCATCTTATACACATCTTCATTTGAATGCGTATCGATTAATTCAGCACGAACTTTTAAACCAATATTGTCGACCGACAAAGTAAGTGATTTATTCTTTGTTCTAGCCAAAATTAAAAAGGAGTCCATGTGGTTATACTTCAATGGAACATCCTTCATAAATGTGTCAGTTAAAGCAGATCTAGAAATAACTTCTTTAAAGCCTCTTTCTTCACTACCGATTAATGTTTCTTCTTCGAATACAATTGCGTATCCTTCTAATATCATCTTGCCTTCAGTTTCTTCAAACCTTACTTCTGCAAGACGGACTTCCTTATTGTTTTTCATCCTTTTCTTCCTCCTTCTTATTTGGACTATCGTCTTCATTTACTTGATACTTATTGGCTTTTGAAGCATCTACATAGTTAAGTGATTGTAATCGTTTATCTCCATTTTCAACTGGTTCTAAACCTAAGATTGCTCTTGACTCATTAAGAGACATAATTCCTAGTCCCATCAATTTTTCAATTGCACCAACCTTAGTTGTCCATGAAGCGTATTGCAATCTTTCACTAAAGAAGATGATTTCCTCGCCATTTTTTAATTGATTATGCGTTAACAAACCTAAAGAAAAAGCCTCTCCCAACTGAATGGCGATAGGCTCTATTCTTGATTCATAAAATGCATTGAATTGATTTTCATCATAACTGTTGTTATAGATTTCAGGACTTACACCAAAATACTCTTGAATCTTTCCTTGAGTAAATTTTAGTGTTTCTGCATCAACTACCTTTGGATCTATTTGTAAAGGTGTATATTCAGCTTTAGTATCCATTGGAATTACAGCTGAATTATTAGAGATTGCTTTTTCTAACATTCGATTAAATTCATCTATTTGTTTTTCTTTATCCGATTCTCTTAACATACCATTTATTTTAAGTAACCCTCTAATTTGAAATGATGAATAAATCGCACCTTCAACACCTTGTAATAATGCATCATTTATTTTAATGGTTTTAAGTAATGCATCGTGGTCGCCTGAATAACCACTACCACCGAACACTTCATTCTTTCCATAAAAATTCTTTAAATGAATAACATTCTCATATGGGAGTTCATAATTACTTCCATCTTCAAAATAAAACTTTAAGAATAATGAATTATCTGAATACATAATTGGTTGAACTACAATAGGATTTAAAGGATAAATGCCTAACAGTTCATAAGTGTTCTTATCATACTTTGGATAGATGAAGCAGTTATCATTTAGAAGCATTAAAGTGACTGATTTGTAGATGAATTGGTAAGGAGTCATTAACTCATTAGGTCGAAACTTTAACACAAATGAGATGTCATTATGTTTCTCTACCTGCTTACCAGATTCATCCTTTTTAACATGTCGCATCTTTAATTTTGCACAGTGAGTTGCGATACGGTCTATACAAACCATAACAACATCACTTTTAGAAATATTGGTTCCAAAAGGTACAAGTGGAGTCTTTGTACCAGTTAGCAAATGAAACTCTGATACAGGTTCTACTTGTTTCTTTTTTCTCGAAAATAAACCCATGTTCGCACCTCCTATGATTGCATTGTTTCATAATCTTTTTTGTAATTATTCAAAACTGAATAAGCAATGATTAACGCCACTGCTCCATCAATCCTTTTATATTTGGAATTCAACTTTGTTGGTTGAATATTCCCATTAACATCTACCTTTGCTTGAGTGTTAGCAAGACACCATTTTAAGACTGGGTTGTTATCATAGATAACAATATGGTTCTTTAAGTCTGCTTCAAGCTGTTTCATTGGTTCAGATAAAGTGAACACACCCTGTCTTACTTTTTCCATCGTAAAACCTGCACTGTCCATTTCATCTATCCAGTACTTTGAGTTCCAAGGATCATAGCCAACCCATAAAGGACGAATACCATAATCCCACACCATGTGTTGGAACCATTCCGTCACTTTACTAAAGTTGTTTTGACTACCTTCGCTTAAAGTTATAAACCCTTTCTTTACCCAGATGTCATAAGGAACGCTATCTTCTTGCATTCGTTTCTCTAATACATCTTTAGGCATAAAGAAATGTGGAATAACATACACTTTTCCATCTTTTTTGATGAGCAATACGCTAGCTGTTAAATCCGTTGTAGAACTTAGATCCACTCCACCTATTGCGTAACAGTCTCTCAAATCTTCAATGTCGAATTTTGTCGGATTATCAAGTTCATCAAATGTTAACCAAGAACCTGCTTCAAGTTGTTTAATATTAAAATCCTTACAAAGCATCGTGACTCTTGTTGCCAAGTCATTTTTTGCTTTATTCATAATATCTTCAAGATAAGCATAAGTCTTGATTGCTCCTAATGATGGATTAGACTTTTGCCATGTTCTTTTATCCTTAAAGATTTCTTCTTGCGAGTCTTGTGTATAAAGCCATGGAAGAACACGCTCATCATCTATTTCCCCTTTTACCATCTTTCGACAATAATCTAATTTGGAATCTAAAAAACCTCCGACTACTTTACCTTCAGTTGAGATGATAAAGATCAAAGGTTCTTTTTTAGTTGATTGTGATTGTTTAATTGCATCATAGACTTTTGAATCAGTCATTTCATGAACTTCGTCAATACATCCAACCTCAATATTAAAACCATCTAGGTTTCTTGATTGCCCAGATAGTTTCTTAATCTTATTTTTGTTTTTTGGTGAATAGATATAAAAGATATTCTTTCTACTTCTTTTTGGTTTTGATAGTGCTTTTGAATGTTCACGCATGTTATTTATTTCTTCAAATAAAATCGAAGCCTGATCATTGGTATTAGAAGCACATACGATATCAACTCCACCCTTTGATAAAAAGAACTCAGCTAAATCAATACCTGCCACATATGTTGTTTTCCCATTTTTACGAGCAATAAGTAGCACCACTTCATTAAATCTTCTTAAACCTGTATCACTCATTTTAAATCCATAAGCGACTTGAAGAAGTGCCTTTTCCCACAACTCTAAAATAAAAGGCATACCATTAAATGGGGATTTGGTATGCTTACAAAATCTTTCAATAAAATTAATTCTTAAATTCCCTGGTTCTTCATCATAAAAGTATCTAGGATTATTTAAGTCTTTAATTAAATTATCTAAAACTTTTCTTAAATCTTCGCCAACTAGAATGTTTCCTTTACAAATTTCTTCATAATATTCAATTAAATAGTTAGCCATTTAGTCCACTCATAAAGGCGTCAAATTCATCATCTTCATCAATTATATTTTTACCCATAATTGAATTAAGTGTTTTGATGATTCCTTGATAAACATTTAGCGTTTGAAGATAGGTTTTATAATAAATTGAAACTCTAGTATTCCCTTTATTGGAAGTTTCTATTGTTCCTCTTTTATTGATTTGCTTTTCCAAAGTGTCTAATTCCACTTTTAAGAATGAAGCCTTTTTTAATAGTTCATCCACCAGTTCAGTTTTAGACTCGTCTACATTATCAAATAACTTTTTGAGTCTTTGGTATTCATCAAAAACACAACTAGCCATCTTGCTCACCTTCATCATAAACAGGTGGATCTACTTCTTCATAATTTTCAATAGAATCATACTTTCCTAATATTAAAATATTAGATAGGTATGCACCATCAATTTTTGATTTAAAGACTTTACCTTCACTTGCATATATTTTTTCCATGTGTGTACCTCCTATGATAATGTCCAATTCTTATTAGTGGCTATTGCGATTTGAGAGTCATTTAACTTTGCAAGATTATCGCCACCAAGAGTTAAGGTTTTAGCAGTTGTTCCTTTTAGATTTTTTAAAGCATAGAACATCTTTTCCATACATTCAGCTGTAAGATAAGTACAATTAATAAAATTGGCAGAGCAATTAAATCCATCTTCAAGTTCAATATTAGTTAAAGATCCATTTCCAAAAATTGCATTAGCTGGAATAGCAGTTGTTATACTTTTTGGAATCCAAATTCTAGTTAATTCAGTGTTATCTTTAATTACATAAGTATTTCCACTTAATGTTTTCAACCCATCTGGTAGTTCTAATTCTTTAAACTTTGTTGTCCAGAAAGCATAAGAACCCATAGTGTCAAGATTACATCCTTTTTTGAAACTTACCTTATTTCCACTACTTTTAGAAAGAACATATTTACCCCAACTTTTAATCGTATTAGGAAATACAATATCTTCATCAAATGTAATTGAATATAATGAATATTCATTAAGTGTCTCTAAACAAGAACCTTCACTAAAAGTTAAAGATGGGATTGTTGCATGGTAGAATGCATATTTACCTATGCTTTTTACACCATCACCAATATGTAAATTAAAAGTCTTGTTTGAATCATAAAGGAAATAATCTCCTATAGAAGAAACTGCTTGTGGAAGTTTTAAGGTATCAAATTTCATTGAACATAAACTATCAAGCACATCTTCTTCTTCAGTTTTATTACCAATTCGTAAGATGCC